ATCAATAAAACTTTCTACAAAATAAAAAAAGCACGGCTGGATAATCCTCCAGCGGGGTTAACGATTAGAGAGGAACGGCTTCTCTAACTCCTCATTGTGCTTCTTAGGCTTATCGCCGAGGAACAGTTTTTAAGCTCTGCCAAGCCACATAATGTGCTTCAATTATGTGTTCGTATCACTACGAATTTAATAACACTACCGATTAACGGCTAGACGGCAAAGAACAGCACGATTGCTTCTTCGCAACTATATTATGCCATAGTTTTAAACTTATTGCAACTTATAAATACTTATTTTTGTTTCTAAAAACGCAAATTTTCTTTGCAAAAACGAAACTTTTTAGTATTTTTACGTTTTTTACTTATATTTATACTGTAAAAAAATACAAAAAATCCCCTAGCCATTAAGACCAGGGGGGTTAAAGTGTTTGCTATTTAATTATATTATTTTTTGTCATCTTTAATCGTAACTTCTACTTTTTGCGGAATATCTTTAGATTTAGCAATCTCTGCTGTAATGGCATCCACAGTCGCTTTTGATTGCTCTTTAGTCGTTTTGATAGCTTCTTTAATCTCCGCAGATTTTGAATCTGGATTCAGCGCTCTAAAGAAACGTACATACCAAGGAGCTTGATTAGTCCATGTATAAGATGGAATATCATGCCCGTTGTTGTCTTTGTAAATCTGTTGAATGATTTTCATTTCATCAACATGCGCTAGTGCGCGCACTTGGTTTGTGTGTCCGTTATAAAAATAAAGGGTACCTTCGTTCCAAGCTGGGTCACCTTTAATGTTAAATAAAAAGTCCATAGTTTCTTCTCCTTTGATTGTAATTGTACTTTGTGTTGTTTCGTTATCATCTAATAACACGACGTTTTTATCAAGCCCACCAGCAATCCCTGTGGAAGTGAATTGCCACCAGCGAATACCATCCATTGACGGAAAAATAGACCAAATAGGGTCGGGTGTCACATTATAGTTAGGGTAAGCTGCAATCCAAAGCGAATCTGGATATTTAGCTAAAATCTGATGATAATCAATGTTGTTAAGTGTATATGGTTTGTAACTATAATAAATAGGTTTATAACCCGCACTAGCGCATCTATCCATAAAAGCTAGTACCGCATTAGTGTTAGCTTGTTTTGATGTGCTAGCGCTATCCTCGTAATCGCAAACTAAATATGGCGTTTTTGTTGGCAAGTTAGCCAAAAAATAATTTGCTTCTGCTACTGCTTGACTAACGTTACCGCCAAAACGCGCAAAGTGATAATAGCCGATTGGCTCACTCGTTTGTGCCTGTGTGAAGCGATTAGGTGAAAGATAGCCAGTTCCCTCGCTAACCTTAATAATCGTCTTGCGTGTGCCTGCAGCTTGGCAAATAGCTGTTAAATCTGCCGACTGATAAGACGATACGTCGATAAAATAATCATTCTTCTTCATTAGCTTCACCTAATTCTTTCTTAGGTTCTGTATACGTTAATGCCTTTGTACTATCACTAACCCCTGCGGTTGTTGGATCGTTAACAACTCCTAACAAAACAAGCAATGTCAAAACTGTATTGACAACGTCCGCAATGTTATCTGGTAGTTTCAAGCCCAATTGTTGTGCTAACAAAATCACCGTACTAGAAATGGCAATAAGTGTAGCTTTGTTTTTAAAACGTAATTTCCAATTAATCATGATAGCTCCTCCAATTTATTATCAATTTTTTCGACTTTCTCACTCAAGTTAGTAATTTCGGTGGTTAGTCGGATAAGTGCTTCATTCTGTTTGTCGTGATTGTCTAATCGTTTTTTGATTTCGATTAGTTCTTTGTCATGTTGTTTGTCCTTTTCTTCTAAAATCGTCGTGCGACGTTCGCTGTTAGTCATGCGACTTTGAAAAAAAGTAAAGAGCGTCAATACTGAGACTGACGCACTTAAAAACATGCTAATAATTTCAGGTTTCCACATAATAAACAACCTCATTTCTAAGGTTGTTGCGTATCTGAGTTTTTATTTTGATTAGATAAATCAACATAATACTGTGTTCGCTCTTTGAATTGTTCTGGAACATCATCAATTGTAATCCAGCCCATTTCAATTTGTAGAGCATAATATTTAACACCATTCAAGCCAGTTTCAAGCGTTGCTGTTTTCTTGCTCGTATTATCTGCAGTTGTTTTAGTGCTTGTTAAGTCGTCTTCGACTACTTTTGTTCGTGCAGTAACACTTGTAATATTTTTAGTATTACTATCTACCGTCTTACTTAATTCGCTGACAGTCGTCTTAGTACCGTTTGCAGTTTCTTCAACTGTTGAGACACGTTTAGTTAGTTCAGACTGTGCGCTAGCTTGTGCTTGTAACTGTTGCGCTTGACTGGTTAAATCTTGTTTAGCTTTAGACAAGTCGTTAGCAACTGTGGTGAGTTGTTGTTTGGCTTCACTCGCTGACGTCTTAGCGTCATTTGCAGTTGACGTTGTGGCAGTTAAATCAGTTTTGACTTTGGCTAAGTCAGATTTTAAACTGTTGGCAGCTGTGTTCGCTTGTTCTGCGACTTCTGCTGTTGCTTGATTGATTTCATCAGCATATGCCTTAGCGTTTGATTCTGCCTGCGTTTTAGCTGTATCAATCTGTGTTTCAAGTTCTGTTTTTGACGTGGCGAGTTTTTCTGTAATAGTCGCTTCAAATTCTTCACGATCTGGAACGTCTTTTAGTTCATCAGCAATCTGTTCTTTGAATGCTTCAACATCATTAACGATAGGTAGCTCTTCCCAATCTGCACCAGTCCAGTAATACATTTTCGTTGTGTCGCCGACTGTCAAATAAAGTGAGTCACCTTTATGTAGTGTACCTTTAGGCTCATCTTTTGGAAATTCATTACCAAAATAAACAGTACTTTTACCATCTGCAGATACTAAAGCTTTATTTGCTGTTTCTACTGCTTGTGCAATAGAATCTGATGCATTCTGTGCTTGCTCTTTTGCGAGCGTGTAACTTGCTGATAATTTTTTAACAGCACCAATATCATTACAAGTCACTTCATGTTTAACAAGCTGACCAGTAATATCATATTCGCTAGTAAAGGATACAATTCTAATTTTTTCTTTAAAGCCAAGTGTCTCATTGATTGCCATGATATAATCGCCCGCTGTTGGTTGAGTATAATCATAACCAGCACGAGTTAAATCTTCCATGTCAAGAGTAATCGAGATACTATAAGAATTATCAACGTTTTCTTTTAAAGCAGCAGTCATACTATCGGCTTTAGTGTAACGTTCATCAACAAGTGGTTCAGCTTCCAATTTGCCATAAACACTAGCTAATGGACTTGTATATTCAACTGTTAAGCGACCCTTGTTATGGTCATTCTCATCAACCCACGCACCAAAACCTTTTTGATAAGTAACAAAATCACTAATATTTTTTTCAATCCCTAGTTCGTTCATGTTGAAGTTCTTGCGAACAACCGTTGATAAATCAGTTCCTGTTTTTTCTAGGATTCTGACAACTTTGCCATTTACTTGAAATTCAACACCTGATGAAGTGATGATATCGTTAAATAATTTTAGACGGCTTTTATATCCAAAAGACTGCTTTTCAAAAGCATAAACTTTCAATAGAGGGGCAATTGTGTAAGTATAACCACTATCTTTAAAGATAAAATCAAGGTAAGTGACAAATGTGTGTGAACCATCATTTAGTTGTTCATGCACTGATGACTTATCAAAATCCCAAAAGAACTGATGAACAGCATCAAAGGTAACATGAGTACTTTTACCTTCGTCAACTGGCTTAGCATAAGTCACTGCATAGTATTCATCATCAAAACGCAACCGCCACCCACGTTCGATATTTTCTAGGACATAATCACCTGATTCAATTTTACCACTAAGTGAGCGTTCACCATTAACTGCGTTAGTTATTTTAATACTAGCAAGTGCACCATGCTCAACATCTTTTTCGTTTAAAAATGTAATCAATTCATCACCCCCTATTTATAAAGTTCTTTAAAGTTTAAAATTTTAATTGTGCCATTGAAATTAGTCTTATAGCTAACTTTTTTCGTTGGACTAGGTTTTATAGCAAAATAGGCATAATTTGTACGTGCATTAACATTAGCTAAATTCTTAGTTGTCTCAATACCCGTAATCTTAAAAACATCACCTGCGTTGATGTCACCAGTTTGAGAGTAAGTAAAACGGTAGTCACCGATTTCAATGTAAAATCCCGACTGATTTCCTGTTGATGTCATTTCGATAACAAAGGGAACTTCCAATTGCGACAATTTCGCTGTGCCTGCATAGGCAAAGCTGCCACCGCTTAACGTTATGTCTTTAGCTTCCGTTTCACCATATGGCATTTCTGCTGTGGTAAATACCACGGAAAAATCATATTTTAACCCTTGCCCAGAATTTCCAACAAATGAGAATATCGGCTCACTAGCAGTTACTTTCCAACGATAATGCCAAGCTGTGTGTGGTTGATTCACAAAATCCAAATCCCCAGCCGTTTGTCCAGGGACTTGATAATCATAAAAATCAATGCTGTCAGGATACATTTTAGTGATATAAAAAGGCTCGTCATCTAATAACAAGCCAAATATATCATCTTTCATACTTAAGAATCCTTGGACATTTGCAACTGCTACACGTCCAGTTACTTTAATAACTTTAGCAGTAAACGTTGCACCGCCAAATACTGTACCATTACGACCAGCTACAGACCGCTTATCAAGAGAGATTTCAGGTGCGCTGTCGTCAATATTAATATTGTAAAAACTGTAGTCAGAAAGCTTGACTGACGTTGTTCCTTTCGTAATTAATAAATCCATGTTTCACCTTTCTAATAATTAAAATAATCATTTTTAGTATCTTCTCTCGCTTCGCGTTCTTTTACTGTCGTGTAAATCTTATCGCCAATTAATTCATTGTGTACTTCAAAGACTGGTTCTGATAAGCTAGTATTTTTCACTTCATCTGACAAGCTATCAAGTGATGATGATAAGCCAGATGTGCTAACACTACCAGCAATTGTCATAGTGCTGTTGACACCCCAGCTTTGATCTGTAACAGCTAACGCATACTCTTTGCTGATGTCGTTGATTCTACCTATCCAGTCAGACATGCCAATAGCGAAGCCTTCACCAGTATAGCCACCGAGTGATTTCATCACACGAGATGGTGAGTGAATATCTAATGCTCTACGAATTGTTGCTGTTACTCGTGCAGCAATACCATTTGCTACAGCGTAAATTGAACCTGCTGAACCAGCAAGACCGCTAGCAAAGCCAGCACCTGCATAATAACCAGCTGAACGCATACCACCGCTTGTGCTGTACATAATTGATACCATGTGATTACCAGCACTGCTTGCAGCTGCGATTGCTCCATTCATACCACTTTGAACAGCTGAACGAACACCATTCATACCTGATTGAGCCGCACTTTTCGCTTTATTAAACGAATTAGTAAATGTAGAATTCATCTTGTTTCCAGCAGATTGAACAGTACTGTTGATTCTGTTCATTCCGCTAGTTACTGTCGAAGTCAAACCGTTCATAGCTGATGTTGCAGATGACTTAGCCTTATTGAAGTTGTTAGTGATGTTTGACGCCATTTGTGATGATGCTGAGTTAGCAGATGAAGCGGCTGAATTAAGCTCAGATGTCACGTTGTTTGATAAACCGCTAGCTGAACTATTCGCATTTGCTTGCATAGCACTAAAGTTAGAACTTACACCGCTATTTGTCGCTTGTGCTGCACTGGTTGCACTAGCCTGTGCATTTTGCATGTTACTAGACACACCTGCTGACAAGCTAAGTGCTTGATTAACAGCATCAAGATTCATACTAGATGTTGCAGCATTAACACCATTGGCCATGTTCTGTGCATTGGTTGTGGCGCTTGCACTTGCTTGTGCTGTATTAGTATTGATGCCATTAGCCATAGCAATTGAGTCATTAAGGGCTTGAACGCTCATAATACCAGTTTGTGCATTGACGTTTGATGCCATTTGAGTCGCATTGTTAGTTGCATTCAAATTAGCAAGCCCAGTATTTTGGCTAATACTATTGAGTGTTGCCATAGTGTCTGCGCTAGTTTGTGCGCTCATTTGACTAGTCTGTGCACCTACAGCTGTGGTCATCTGAGCTGCATCACTGCTAACTTTTGCAGTAGTTTCAGAACTTTTACCAGTGATTGTGTCCCAAAGTGAACTAAAGCCGTTCTTAATACCGTCCCAGACACCTTTGAGTGCATTAGGAATAGCTTCAAGCATTGCCTGACCAAGTCCAGCAATAAGTTGGACCCCAGCTGCAAGAATTTGTGGAATATTTTGAATGATTGTAACAGCCAACTGTCCAACAAGTTGAATACCTGCTGCAATGATTTGTGGTAAGTTTTGTGTAATTCCTTGGATCAATGATTGAATGATTTGAACCGCAGATTGCACAATTTGTGGCAAGTTCTGAAGAATACCTTGTACCAACATTACAATGATTTGAATACCACCTTGTAAAATTTGTGGTAAATAACTAGCTAAGCCTGTGATGAATCCAGTAATAACCTGCGTAGCGATTGAAATCATCGCTGGTAGTCTCTGAATGATACCTTGAACTAAGTTGGTAATAATCTCAATACCTTTAGAAATGATGTTTGGCATGTTAGCAGACATACTTGACATAAAATTATCAACTATCTCTTGCGCTTGTTGCATAATCAAAGAACTATTGCTATTGATTCCGTTGACCACATTTGCAATAAAGTCCATACCTACAGACAATAGTTGTGGTAGTGCGCTAGCAATTGAGCTAATAAACGTACCGACAATTTGAATAGCTGACGCTACTAAGCTAGCAGCATTAGCCCCTACACCCTGCACAAGACTGGAAATCAATTGAACACCAGCTTGTACAAGCACTGGGAACATAATAGTGAATGCATTAGCAAACTTAGCAATTAAATCCGCACCAGATGCTATCAATTCTGGAATTTTACTAGTAATACCAGCAACTAAATTTTGAATAATTTGTGGACCTTTAGTTGTCACCGTAGCTAGTAACTGATCAATCTGTGCACCAAATTGGCTATTGATCAAACCAAGACCAGCAACGACTAAACCAAGGATTGCCGCAGGACCAATAACGGCTAATGCCACGCTTGCAACTGAAGTAATTCCATTTGCCATAGTGGACATTGCAGATAGCCCCTGACCAGCTGCTTTGCGAAATCCCTCAGCAGTTGCTTTTCCATCATTATCTAGTTTTAACAATCCAGTAGAGATAATCCCAAAAACATTGCCTATAACAGAACCAGAAGTTTGAGCTTCAACAGCAAGTTTTCCCATTGTAGTTCCTAAACTTCCTAAATATTTCAACGCAGGACCAAAGGCGAATGCACCAACTAATCCTGCAATAGCAGGTGTTAGATTACTTACAGCATCCTGTGCTTTAGACATTTGGTCAGCTGTTAACTTAGTACCATTCAAAATATGGTCAAGAGCTGGTTCTAAAGCTGTTAGTGAATCTAAGAATTTTTGCAATCCAGCCGATTCACTAAATTTACTAACTAACTTATCTAACCACTGAACTAAATCTGTCAAAATTGGTAAAACCGCTGTTCCAATTTTGATTTGTAATGTTTCAAACGAACCACTAAGATATTCAACAGCACCTTTTAAGTTGTTAAGTTTTTCTTTAGCGACATCCGCTGCAGTTACCTTACTAATTGCAGCTTGCATGGCATCTGCACCAGCAGCACCCTCTTTCATAGCAATGTTAGCAGCACGAATGGCGTCAGTACCAAACATTGTCTTAAGAGCGTTCTGTTGTTGCTCAGCGGTCAAACCTTTCAAGCTATCTTGTAAGATTTGTGAGATTTCACTAAATGACTTAAGCTTACCTTCTGCTGTATAAAATTGATTGGCTCCATCAGCAGTAATAATTCCCAATTGTTGCATTTGAGCTGCTGCTTTATCAGTTTGTGGCGACAAGTTCAAAAGCATTGTTTTAAGAGATGTACCAGCGTCAGAGCCTTTAAGGCCGTTTTGTGCAAAGACTGCAAGAGCGTTAGTTGTGTCATTAAATGACATACCAACACCAGAGGCGACTGCTGCAACGGCAGAAAGTCCGTATTTCAATTCGTGGACATCTGTTGCTGAAGCATTCGCTGCACCCGCTAATTGGTTAGCTGCATCAGTAACACTTAAATTATCAGATTTAAAGGCGTTAAGCGCAGTTGAAGCCACTTCCGCTGCTTCTGTCAAACTAAGTTCACCAGCAGTTGCCAAGTTAAGAGCACCAGTCAAACCACCATTTAAAATAGAGGCTGTATCAACCCCTGCTTTACTCAACTCAGCAATAGCATCTGCTGCTTCACTGGCTGAAAATGCAGTATCCGCACCAGCTTTTTGAGCCGCCGCATTGAATTGCTTCATTGTTTCAGAGCTAGCACCAGTAAGAGCCTTGATGTTACTCATTTTTTCTTCGAATTCTGCTGCTTTTGAAACTGAACCAACAACCGCAGCCTTAAACCCTTGGAAAACTGCAAATGCCGCACCAAGAGCTGTAACTGTCAAAGTAGTTTTAGTAATACTACTTCCCAGCTCACTCATTTTTGAACTAACACCATTTAGTGCAGTAGTGGCCTTGCTAGATAAATTTGAAAAGCCAGAACCAAGCGAACTAGCCATTTTAGTCGCAACACTTGCAGCTTTACTACTTAAGCTAGTAAGACTACTTCCTACTTTCCCAACAAAAGAATTACTGATTGTATTTGAAGCACTGCTTACTTTTGAGCTAATCGTGCTAAATGCTGAGCTAACCTTGCTAGACGCCGATGTCGCAAAACTAGAAACTGCGCTAGTTGCTTTTGTAAAAGCGGTTTGAATAGGCTGAGGAATTTTATTAGCTATTGAGTTGACACCACTCTGTATAGCTGTTAAAGCGGTATTAAACCCATTTTTTATGGGCTGAGGAATCTTTTCGCCAATTGATGAAGCTATACGTTGAATTTCACCAATAGACAAGTTTAAGCCTGTACTAAATGCTGTTCCTAAGCGTTTACCAAGTGATTCGCCATTGTTTGCCAACTGTGCCATAATTTGACCAACACGTTGAACTAAACGATTAGAATTATTTACAGCCGCATCCTGTGCTTTCTCAAAAGCGCGCTGTGTTGCAGTTGTAATCTTATTCATTGCCGCTTGATAATCAGCAATATCAGCACCAACGTAGGCGTAAATCGAGCCGTCAAATTCTGCCATATAACTCCTCCTTTCTGTGTTATCTGTTCATAAAATGGTCATTGACTTTTTGTAGACGTTCAGCAAGACTACTGTTAGTTGTTTGCTTATTGTCATTTGCATGAAAGGCTTGTTTAACTTTATTTCTATCTTTTTTCTTGCTAAGTTTGTTGGCACTAGCACGTTTAGCGTTCATAGTGTAACGCATTTCCATAGCAAGTTCTGACAGATTTTCGCGAAAATCAATCTGTCTGTAATGAAGCCCCTCTAAAATTGCGTCAAGTTCCCATTTGTTGCAAGAGTAGATTGTTTCTAAGTCTGTTAAACCAAGACGTGCACACTCAGTTAAGATAGCGCGCTTTTCATCTTGCCAATAAGTTTTTCGGTAATTTCGACTTGAAGCGCTTCGCTGTCCTCTTGCGCTTTCATGTATTCTACTGCTGTTTCCAAGTTTTCGATATATTTCAAAATCTTGTTCTTGAAAAAACCAGAGTCAACCATTTCTTGTTGAATTTCTTCGAAGAGTTTTTCAGTATCATCAGCTTCATTTTCCGCTAGCCAATTTTCAATGGCTGTGATAGCATCATCTTCTGAAATAGCTTTGCTAAATGCTTTGTTAGCTGATAAAGTAATCAAATCAACAATGCCTTCATCGTTACGATTTAAAATGTTGTTAAACAACGTTCCGACACCATCATTGTTACTTGCACCAGTTTCTTTATTCTTAGTGGCAAGTTGTTTGTCAACTTTAAACATTGTGCGGTAATCGAACTTGATTTCAATGATTCTATTTTTAACTTTAAATTCCATAAGGTGAGTTGTCTCCTAACTAAAAAATAAAGGCTGGATGTAATATCCAACCTCGATATATTAATCGTCTGTTTTCTTGATATTATCGTAATCACCAGTTGTTTCGCCTGGATTTTGATAGTCATAGACTTCATCAAGCAAAGCAATTTCTTCGGCAGTCAATGGGAATTTACCATTTTTTAGCTTACCGACAATACTTGCTGTGTAGTTAGCTTCGATAATATCTTCAATACCTTCGCTGTATTCAATATCACCGATTTTAGCATAGCCAAATTTTGCAGGATAAACATCTTTTGCAGGTTCACCATCTTGCGTTTTCAATGTTTCATCAACAAGAACACGCCAAATCTTAACTGATTCTCCTGTGTCGTTCGCTTGCTCGATAATTTCAATTGAAGGGTCTTTTGGTGCAAATTTAGTTGTCAATTCGATTTCGTGGCTGGTACTTGTTTTATCAAGCAAAAGACCTTGTTGTGTTTGTTCATCTGAATACTCAGCACCAAGTGTCAAGCTACCATCTGTACGATAAGCTGGCAAGATTGCATTGCTGCCAATTTTTGCATGAATAGACTGAATGAAGTAAAAAACTTTCTTACCAGACAGTGGCTTAGCAGTTGTTACTTTAATTTGTTCTGTCATGTAATTTCTCCTTTAGTAAATAGTGTCAGATACAACAATAGAGACGTGATACACTTCACGCCCTATGCTGTTATCTGGAATAATGTTAGCTGTTGCGTTTCTACGCCTTAACGCTCTTAAAGCCTTAGATTTAATTTCTTCTGCGTTAGTTCTACTTGAACTGTCCAAGAAGATATCAATATTCACCGTGATATCCTCAATAACAGCCCCAGTTTGCGCTGTTTGGGATGTGTCTGATGAATTAGACCCAATCACAATAAAAGGCTCTAAAACGTCAGAATTAGGCAAATAAAAATAGATTGGAATAGCTAAAATCTCCAATCTATCGTGTAGTTCTTTCAAAAATAAAGTTGATGGTGAATAAGTCGTCATGTATCACCTATCTTTCATATAATTTGCGTAAGTTGCTGATTAATTTTGATCGTTCAGCATCAAGTGCTGGTTTCAAGTACGGTTGTGCTCGCATTTTTCGAGTCCCTTTCTCCACATATATCGCATATCGAACAGGACTAACCACCTTGTAAGTGAGCTTTCCTGCCTTGACTGAAAAAATCGTATTTTTCAGCATTCCTGTGTCAACTGGTGCGCCAGTTTTTGCACTACGTTCAATACGTTTACTAGATAATTCCAATTGGCGGTCTGTGGCAACTTGTGCTTGTTTACTTTTATCTCTTAGCCGTTTGGTCCATCTGTCAACACCTTTAACGCTGTATTTTATACTCAAATGTAAATCACCGTTGAATTTTTGTGGTAATTTTTACCCTGTATTTTGCGCTTTTTACCGTTATAGATGACTTCAGAAAATCCGTCATAGTGTCCTTGCAAATGTAATTTAAAACTATCAAGATTGTATGTTCCAAAGATGCCAATTTGTTCTTCAATGGTTAGTCCACCACGAAAACATGGTATCGGTTGGCTTTCTTTTTTGATAACCTTATCACCTAAAAAATCAGCTTCGGTCGTTTCGGTGATTAGAATAACTCTGTCAGCATATCTCATAAGATAAACACCCGTCCTGGTCGTGACTGCCCAGACTGTCCAAAAGCTTTTTGCAACATGTCATCATAGGGTAGAAACTCGTTCTTGTTTTCATAATAGGAAACTGAATGTCCTTCCACACTTTCTGACTGTGCCCCTTCTGAACCACGTCTATTAAATCGCTTGATAACACAATCCTCAAAGATAAAAGAATAGGCGTCGTCAATGTCAGACACGCCATATTCTGCTTTAAAATGTTTTACCACTCGGTCTAACAGCATTTTTAACAAACCGTCCTGTAATTTATCAGTAATTTCTAAATCCAATTTAACATTTTGGATAATTTTAGTTTCATCAAGTGGTGTCAGCGTCATTGAACACCTCCTGTTTATTATTTAGTGGCTTTCTTTGTAGCTTCTTTCTTCAAGAAACCAGCTTTTGTAAGCTCAGCAACACGGTCACCTTCGTAATCATCACCAATTACATAGACAATCTGTGTTTCCTTATCTCGAAAGCCTGCAATCACTTTAGCCATTAACTACCTCCCAATTAAACCTCTGGTGTAGTGCTAAGCATATAAGCTTCGTCAATGTTTTCAAATGATGGTAAAGCAATCATAGATACTTTAGTTTTAACATTGACTGGATCATCAAGTTTCTTAGTTGTGATTGCGATACCAGTATCAACAATAGACACTTCAACAGCGTTGTTACCACCCATCAAATCTGATTCTTCAGGCGTTGTACCAAACATTGTTTTACCAAGTGCCGCATTTGGTGCAAAAGTGACTTTATCATCTGGGAAATATTTTTTGATTTTACCGTCAGCATCTTTGTAAGTACCTGATTTAACAACAATAGTCAAGCCATAATTATCTTGGATATAGTCTTTCAATTCTTGGCTAGTAACTCCTGCTCCTGTTGGTGCAAGCGGTTTAATCAATGTTGTTGTAGATTTAGCGTTTTTAAGTTGCGCAAATGTCTTAGCACTCATGTAAGCTACTTCTGCCTTGTTACCAAGCCCCTCAATCGCTGTAATAGCTGTGTCAATATCTTTAAGCGGTGTAGCTGTATCTGCATCTGACCACGCTGTTTTGACTTTTCCTTTATGGTCATCAGCTACACCATAATCAAAATCAAGAGCAACACCGTTTGAGATAACAGCAATCTTACCAGTCGCAAGTACTGACATACGCATAGCTTCTAATTGAGCATGAGCACCAGAAAGTAACGTTGTTGCATCATCAAACAGACCAGCTGTGATTGTGTCGATAAGTGCTTGATTACCAGTTTGAGCAATAAGGTTCAATTGTTGTCGGTCAGCTTCTTTCACGAGCATAGCTTCTTTGAAGAACGGCATTTCTTTATCAACCAATTCAACAGCCATACGTTCACGAAGTGTTGCTTTTGTATCAAAAGCAGACGGTTTCAATACGACCGGACGACCAGACGCACCTTTGACGTAAGATAATTTCAGTCCGAGTTGTTTTTGAGCTGGGAATACTTTTTCACCGATTGTAGAATCAACTGCTTGTTGGCTAGCATTCCAGTAACCAGACACATTCCCCGCTGTCATAACATCATAAATTAATGGCATAAATTAAACTCCTTTCACAAATTGAATGTGTTTCAATGCAGTTTTAGCGCCTTCAGGTACTGTACCGCCATTGACTTTGTCTTCACGTAAAGTACCACGATAAACAAGACTCGCTACTGCATCTTCTTCTGTTACATCTACATCATAAAGCAAAACGCCGTCTGGTGTTTCTGCATTAGCTTTTACTTTTTTAGTACGGTCATCAAAGATTAAATCCTAATTGGATAACTATGGACCGTAGCTACATATTTGTAACTAATCGTGGAGTGCCTATCCAACGTAATTCATTTAATGAATCTATCAAGGCCGCTAATCAGCGGCTAGAACACCCGATTAATAAACCTATCAGCTCACATATTTTTAGGCACACGCTTGTTAGTTATTTAGCTGAAAAAGGTGTTCCCTTAAAAGCTATCATGGACCGTGTTGGACACGAGGACAGTGACACCACAATGAAAATTTATACGCATGTCACAAACAAAATGAAAGACAAAGTTGTTGACATGATTAACGAATTACCACTTTAG